ACACAGATGGATACGCGCTGAAGTCATGGGGTATAAAGATACCGGAAACATGGCAGCGCAAATCAAATCCGGATGGGAGTTAGTGAGAGCTGACGAATATTCTGATCATGATTATCCAGAAGTTACAGAAGGAAAATACGCAGGTATGATCGGAGTTGGTGGCCTTGTGCTGGCAAGGATGCCCGAGGAACTCGCAAAGTCTAGAGATGAGTATTACAGACAAATGAATACTGATCGAAATGAGGCTTTACAGAACGATGTTTTAAAGGAACAGCACCCAAGTATGCCGATCAATCAAGATCGACAGACTCGTGTAACTTTTGGTGGCTCAAAAAAGAACTAATCTTTTTAACCTCCAATTTAATAACTTAACCCTTTAAGGAGGAAACAAATATGGCAAATATAGATGCCCCTTTTGGTTTTAGACCTTCAGGTAAAGTTGGTGGAAACCCAGACAATGGTGCTTTATCACAATATCATATTGATGATGGTAACAGCACGGCAATGTTCCAGGGTGACTTGGTAGAATTTGCAAGTGGCTATATTATTAAAGCTGCTGTAGCAGATGCCGGTCTAATGGTTTTTGCAGGTCATACTTTCACCGACCAAACCACAGGTAAACCAACCTTTAAAAACTTCTATGCCGGCAACGATCTAGATGTCGACTCAGAATGTTTTGTTTATGACGATCCGTACCAAGTGTACGAAGCTCAAGGCGACACCGCAGCAACACAAGCTATGGTAGGTACTTACATGGACCACGATGCAACTCACTCAGGAAGTACTTCAACAGGTATTTCTGGAGAAGAGATTGACGTGTCTGATTCAGGTACTACTCTAACTGGTGTGAAAATGCTAGGTCTCGCTAAAACCCCAGGCAACGCGTTCGGCGCAGCAAATGTACTAAGATGTTTCATTGCTGAACCTGCGCACGTTGTATAATAGCAGGAGGACATAAAAAATGGCTATATCAAGACAACAACTAGCGAAAGAGCTAGAGCCAGGTCTGAATGCATTATTCGGACTTGAGTACAACAACTACGAAAATCAACACGGAGAGATTTTCGATACTGAGACAAGTGACAGAGCTTTTGAAGAAGAAGTAATGTTATCTGGTTTCGGGGAAGCACAAGTAAAATCTGAAGGTTCTGCTGTGGCTTTTGACGACGCGAACGAGCACTTCACTGCACGTTACACTCACGAGACAATTGCTCTCGCTTTTTCTATTACTGAAGAAGCTGTTGAGGATAACTTGTATGACAGTATCGCTAAGCGTTATACTAAAGCACTAGCAAGATCTATGGCTCAGACTAAGCAAATTAAAGCGGCGAACATTTTGAACAACGCTTTTGCTACGACTACTTACGGTGACGGACAGTTCCTGATCGATAACGATCACCCTACTGTTGCCGCAGGTGATCAGTCTAATAAGCTTGCAGCTTCTGACCTTAACGAAACATCATTGGAAGCATCACTAATTGCTATTGGTAAGTTCCAAGACGAGAGAGGCTTTAAAATTGCAGCTCGTGGTATGAAATTAATTATACCATCTGACCTACAGTTTGTAGCTGAACGTCTTACTAAGACAGCTAATAGAGTTGGTACTTCTGATAATGATATTAATGCAGTTCAGTCAATGGGAATGATGCCACAAGGTTTTGTGGTCAACAACTTCCTAACTGACACAAACGCATTCTTTATCAAGACTGATGTTCCTAATGGATTAAAACACTTCCAAAGAGCAGCTTTAAAAACTGCAATGGAAGGTGATTTTGATACAGGTAACATGAGATACAAAGCTAGAGAAAGATACAGCTTCGGCGCATCTGACTGGCGTGGTATTTTTGGTTCACCAGGATCAAGTTAAGATTTAGTTTAATAATCTTATTAATTAGGGGCGCTTCGGCGCCCCTTTTTATTTGCAATCACTACATTAAAAGCGTATATTCAAGATACTGCATACTTACAAATAGTCAGTATAGACTCGTGCAGTAGACAATGTCTTAGACTGTGCTGGCGGAAACGGAGACTAATAATATGGCTAATTCAACTTTTAGCGGTCCGGTCAGATCAGAAGGTGGTTTTAAACAAATATCTAAAAACTCATCAACTGGTGTGATTACGGATCAAGTGACTGTTGATTCAAGTGGTAACCTAGCACAAACTGCTGGTGTAACTAACTTAATCAAAGATGTAGAAAATGTAACTGCAGCTACTAAAACTTTAACAGCAGCAGACACAGGAACTACATTTCTAATGAACAGAGCTGGTGGTATAGTAATAACTTTACCAACTGCAGCGGCTGGTTTGCATTATAAATTTATCATTGGTACAACTTTTACAGGGACTTTTTCAATTGATGCTGCAGCAGCAGTGGATATTTTTACAGCTGGTTCTACAATTGTTATATCTGATAAAGATGCACCAAGCACAGTTAGCTTGAAACAATTTCATGCTGATGGATCTGATGATGACAAAATGACTATGGATGCTGATACAAAAGGAAGATTTGTAGGCGGCGTTATTGATTGTTTAGGCATCGCAACAGGTGGACAAGGCAGTGCAACAGCAGTATGGCAAATGAATGGCGTTTGTTTCGGAGACGGAACTTTAGCAACACCATTTGCATAATAATTAACTCTGAGTAGGGGCGTAATGGCCCCTACTCTTTAGTAGGAGGAAAAATGGCAGACGTAGTATTAAATCAAACATTATTTAGTGGTGATAGAAAATTAGTAACTCATTACAACAATGTCTCAGATAGCACAGGTGGCACAACAACAATTGTAGATGTTAGTGCAACAGCTAATGACAGATCAGACGGAACAACTTTAAGCAAAGTTGTTTTAAACAAAGTATGGTACAGTGTTTCAATGACTGCAAAAGTAGATTCAGTTAGATTAGTTTGGGATGCGGATACAGATGCAACTTTCTTAACTTTAGAAGGTGACGGGTATTTAGATTACAGTTCTATAGGTGGTCTTAAAAACAATAACGCAACTGGTGTAACCGGAGACGTTAAGTTTGTATTCCCAGCGTGTACATCTGGAGATTCGGCAACTATTACTTGCGAATGGCTTAAAGTTTATTAATAGGAGTAGCATATGCCTAACACTACTTCAGGAACAGCAACGTTCGATAAAACTTTTTCTATTGATGAAGTTATAGAAGAAGCATATCAACGTGTTGGTATTGATCAACTAACAGGATATCAAATTAAATCAGCTAGACGTTCTATAAATATAATGTTTCAAGAATGGGCCAACAGAGGGTTACATTATTGGGAACTAAAAGAAACAAATATTGATTTAATAGAAAATCAAGCTGAATACCATTTCTTTAGAAGTGCGGCGGATGATACTGCAGATACAAATCGTGCACAAGCAACAACAAATCAAGTTGATTCTACTATTTATGGTATTGACGATGTTTTAGAAGCAACACATAGAACTAACAGAACTGCTAGTAATCAAGCAGACACGGCCATGACTAAAATAGATAGATCAACTTATTCTGCTTTATCGAACAAACTAACATCAGGTACACCAACACAATACTACGTACAAAGATTTATAGATCGAGTTACTATAACTGTTTATCCAGTGCCTAATTCATCATCAGCTAGTGCTGACATGCATATTTATTATGTAAAACGAATTGAAGATGTGGGTGACTATACTAATGCCGGTGACGTACCTTATCGTTTTGTGCCTTGTATGGTATCTGGTTTATCTTACTATTTATCACAAAAATATAATCCACAGTTAGTACAGCAAAATAAAATGTTGTATGAAGACGAGCTTAATAGAGCGCTTACAGAAGATGGTTCTTCAACTAGCACTTATTTAACACCAAAGGTATATTATAGTAATGTCTAATTTTTCTACAGGTAAAAAAGCAAAAGCTATTTCTGATAGAAGTGGTATGGCTTTTCCTTATCAAGAAATGGTAAAAGAATGGAACGGTTCTTTTGTACACAGATCTGAATTTGAAGCTAAACACCCTCAAATAGAAAGAAAAGATCATAAAGTAGATGCGCAAGCACTTAGAGATGCTAGGCCGGATAGAACAGAAAGTGCCGTGCCAAATTTATTAAAAGTCGATTCTTTTAAAACAGGAACTGCTGGCACTAGTGCAATAACTGTAACTGAAAAAAGCCATGGTAGATCAAGTAGTGATACTGTTCGTTTTTATGATGCACTTAGTTTTGATGGAATTAAAGCAACCAATATAAATAGAGCTGCTGGCTATACAATAACAAAAGTTGATGCAGATACATACACATTTACAGTGGCGACAGACACTGCAACAACAGGTAGTATTAAAGGAGGGGGTCTACGTTCTTATGCTGGACCTACAACAGTAACACCATGACAACATACGCAGAACTAGTAACACAGATAAAAGATTATACAGAAACAGATAGTAATGTTTTAACAACTACTATTGTTAATGATTTTATAGAACATGCAGAATCTAGAATTTTTAGAAACGCAGATTTAGATGTATTTAAAAAATATAAAACAGCTAATTTAACAATAGGCGATCCGTTTGTTGCTATGCCTGGAGCCACACCATCAACTTTTGCTTTTGTCAGATACATACAAATTTTTGGAACTGATAATATTAGGATTAGTTTGGAAAAAAAAGACTCATCTTTTATTAATGAATACATACCAAATAGAACAACCACAGGCACGCCAAAATATTATGCAAATTGGGACAATGATACAATATTACTTGCTCCAGCGCCCGATGCAGCATATACTGTCGAACTAGCGTATAATGCGCAAGAAACAGGACTATCCTCAAGTAATACTACTACTTGGGTTAGTAATAACGTACCAGAAATGTTACTTTATGCCTGCCTCGTAGAAGCTTTTAAATTTTTAAAAAACCCACAAATGGTTCAAATGTATGAATCATATTATAAGACCGCTTTACAACCTTTTGTTGGAGAACAGATGGGTAGAAGAAGAAGAGACGAATACATGGACGGAATACCTAGAGTAGCTATTCCTTCCGAAAACCCTTAAGGAGAATATATATGGCAAACGCAATATCGAATGTTTTTAAAGATCAGCTTTTAAAAGGTAATCACAATTTTCAATCTGGTGGCGACACATACAAGATAGGTTTGTACACTACTTCACGCACTGCAGCAGCAACAGACACTGGTTATGACACAACAAACGAAGCATCAGGAACAGGTTATACTGCAGCAGGAAACACACTAACAACTAATGGTGTAACTGGAGGAGCAAGTGCATCAACTGCATTTATAGATTTTCAAGATACTTCTTGGACCACAGCAACCATAACAGCGCGGTACGCGCTCATTTATCAATCATCAGGTGGAGCAGCTTCTGCAAGTGCCGGTGCGGTTTGTTGGTTAGATTTTGGTGGTAACTTTGCAACAACAGCAGGTACATTCACTATACAATTTCCAGCAGCAGGAACGAGTACAGCAATTATAAGGTTAAGTTAGGAGTTTGAATGGCATTAGTCCTTAACGATAGAGTCAAAGAAACTTCAACCACAACGGGCCAAGGCACATTAGACTTGGCTGGTGCAGCAACTGGTTTTGAAACATTTGTAACAGGTATTGGTGATACTAATACAACTTACTATGCTATTGTTCACGCAACAGACGGCACGTGGGAAATAGGTATTGGAACTATTGGTGACGCGTCTCCCGACACTCTTGCACGAACCACAGTAATCGATACATCAGCAGGTAACACAACTAAAATAGATTTTGCAACAGGTACAAAAAATGTATTCTGTACTTTACCTTCTAGTAAAGCTGTATTCCTAGACGCAGACGGTGACGTTACTTTAGGCGCTAATTTAGACGTTGGTGGTAATTTAGTTGTAACTGGTACGACAACATTTAATGGTGGCACACTAACTCTTGGTGATGCTAATACATATGATTTAGGTAGTTCGTCAAAAGAATGGAAAGATATTTATATTGATGGTGTTGCTTATTTAGATGCTATTAATTTTGATGGCACAGCTATTAGTGCAACTGCTGCAGAATTAAATATACTTGATGGTGTCACTGCAAGTGCAACAGATATTAATCTTATTGATGGAATAACAAATGGAACAGTAATAGCAAGCAAAGCTATTATAACAGATTCAAATAAAGATATAACTGGTGGTAGAAATATTACTATTAGTGGTGAACTTGATGCAGCTACTTTAGACATCAGTGGAAACGCAGATATTGATGGTACGTTAGAAGCTGACGCAATAACAGTTGATGGTGTTACACTTGCAACATTTGTAAGAGATACAGTTGGTAATAACATGGTATCTAGTAATACTGAAAGTGGTATTACCGTTACTTATGACACAACAAATGATAACATAGATTTCTCTGTTGATGCTGCTCAAACAGGGATTACATCTTTATTGGCAACCGATATAAAAATAGGTGAAGACGATCAAACTAAAATAGATTTTGAAACAGCTGATGAAATACACTTTTATGCAGCAAACGTAGAACAAGTTTATTTAGGTGACAACATATTTGGACCACAATCTGACAGCGATGTTGATCTTGGATCAACTGGAGTGAGATGGAAAGATGCTTTTGTAGATAGTCTCACAGCTACAGGTGATTTAACTATTGGTGGTAACTTTACAGTTAATGGCACGACAACAACAGTCGCTACAACTAACATGGTTGTATCTGATAATTTAATTGAGTTAAACAACGGTGCGAGTTCCAATAGTAATGACTCAGGTATCGTGATTGAACGTGGCTCTACAGGTGACAATGCAATATTTATGTGGGATGAAAGTAATGACACATTTGTGTTAGGTACAACCACGGCTACCGGAGCGAGCACCGGGAATTTAACTGTAACTGACGGCGCACTACAAGCAGGATCACTAGATATTTCTGGTAATGTTGATATTGATGGTACACTAGAAACAGATGCTCTTTCTATAGCTAGCACCGCAGTAACTTCTACAGCAGCAGAATTAAATTTATTAGATGGTATTACAGCAGGTACTGTATCAGCGTCATTAGCTGTAATTGTAGACTCAAACAAAGATATAACAGGTTTTAGAAACATAACTTTAACAGGCGAGCTTGACGCAGCGACTTTAGATATTTCTGGAAATGCAGATATAGATGGCACATTAGAGGCAGACGCTATTACAATTGGTGGTACATCTACCGATACACTATATGCATCACCAGGATTCGCGGTTGCGATGGCGATCGCGCTATGATATAAGAAACTAGGAGAAAAATATGGCACAAGATTTTGAATCAAATGGTAAAAGAAT